TTGCTACCATTGTTTATCTTCCTTGTCGATTGTATTTTTTAAATGTTGATCTTTTGTTTAAATTTTTTCTATGTCTTCCTGGTCGTTTCTTAGGTTTTGGTCTTGGTACAAAATGTACAAAATTTACTCTAGCCATTAAGGTTTAGTCGGCCACGTAGCGTTTTCACATTTTGCAACAGTATCTTTACCTGAAGGCAAATCTCTAAGATTCTTACGATATGTTTTCATATCATTAGATAGAGTATTATCAGATAAAGCTAAGTAATCAGTTTCAGCAAGAAGTCTATTTCTTTTAGCTCTAAGGTCAGCTAAAGCTCTAGCAGGGGCAGCATCTGCCCACGTTTTTTCTTCAGCATCTCTTGCAGCTTCTTCTTCAGCTGTAAACTGTACTTTGTTACCATTTATATTATGATATCTTGGCATTGTTTTTTTCTCCTATTGTTATAAAATTCCGTAAAGGCAAATATCTCCAGCATCTATGTTGCCTGAACTCATTAAAAATTGAACAGCATCTACTGCACTTGTAGTGTTTCCATAACCAGCAATAAAATAGTTTATTGAATAATCTGCTTCTTGAGTATGTTGTACATTTGCCATGAAATGTTTAACAAATGTTGTAGAACTTGGATTAAATAAATGTAAATAACCAACAGCATTTTGGTCATTATCATTACCTACATCTCTAACTAATATTTGATTTGATGTTGATTGTGCTAAATCTGCTTCTGTATCATAACCTAATCCAGCACCACTATCTGATTCATTATGATAAGCATCAAATCCTGTGCTTGTTTTTGTAACATTATAATTACTTCCACCATCTGTACTTAAATTAAACGTAAAATCAGAACCATCAGTAGCTGGGTGAATATTTTTAAATGTAAACATATACTCCTTATAAGTATCATCTAGCACCACACCATCAGAACCATCAACAAAAGATAAAGTAGCAGAAGATGATGCTGTTAGCTTTTTAATTAATGTCATACTGCCTAAACTTGATATAGAACCAAATGAAGTTGCGTCTTTTACACCTCTATTATTTAATTTTACAATACTCATTAGCTATCCTTTATTCCATAAAGTTTTATTGAGCCTGAATCCATTGTCCCAGCAGTAAATTTAAACTGGAATCTATCTAAAGCATTTGTAGTATTAAAATATCCAGCACTATAAATATCATAATGAAAATAAGCATCAAAGTTTAATGCTTGAGCTATAAAATGTTTAACAAATGTGGTTGATGATGGATTAAAAATTTTTAAATATCCACTTACTGCTTGATCGTTATCTGCATGACCAGCACCATAACCAATAGTGGCAGTAAGCCTATGAAAATCTGTACCTTGTGCTTGATCTTCTCCAGCTTGATACTCAAAACCTGTGTTTGTACCAGAATGTTCTTGATTATAAGCACCAAATCTTGTTGAAGTTATTGTTTGGTTATAACTTGAACCACCATTTACATCTCCTTGAAATACAAATCTTGAATATGTTGATGGGTGAACATTGATAAATTCAAAAACATAAATTGGATATGTGCTATCCAAAACAACATCTGAACTTCCATGTACGAATGACAATGTAGAACTAGAACTAGCAGTTAAAGTTTTAATAGGTACTAAAGCACCACTTGGTATTGAAGCCACAGAAGAAACAGCACTTATGCTATTGTTGTTGTATTTAACTAATGCCATATAATTTTATTACTCCACTGTCTATGTTGCCTGATGAACATTTAAATTGAATACCATTAATTGCCGATGTCGTATTAAAATATCCACTAATAAAAGCATTTAAACATCTTGGGTCTCCCTCTGATGTAATTGATGTTGTTTTTGCTAAGAAATGTTTTACGAAAGTCGTAGAACTAGGATTGTAAAGAGTTAAAGTTCCTACATTAGATTCATCATTATCAACACTGTTATCTCTCATTAATTTTTGAAAACTTGTTGATTGTGCTAAATCAACTCCAGCAACATATTGCAAAGAAGCATTATTTCCAGCTTCATCATGTTGTGCTTGAAAATAAGTTGTTGTTAAAGTGACACCATAACTACTGCCACTGTTTGTAGAGCCTTGAAATATAAAATCTCCATTCTCTGTTGATAAATGTATATCTATAAACTTAAAAACATAAACATCATAAGTGCTATCAATACCAGATGTAAAAGATATTGTTGATGAACTTGATGCAGTTTGTGTAGATAACAAAGTCATAGCACCACTAGAAATAGATGCTGGCAATGATGAGATTGTTGATAATGAGTTATTGTTAGCAAAGTTAAGAGACATGTTATGCTCCCGTTAATGCTTTGATCTCTTCATCATCTAAACCTAATTCTTTTAGTTTAGCTTTTCCAGATGCTTTTTTATTAGCTGCTGCTGTTTCTGCATCTTTTAATTCTTGTATCTTTGCATTAACATCAGCTTCTGTTGGCATAGTTGCACCATCTTTAATAATTGTAATATACTTGTATTGCATCCTTTCAGAATTAGGAATTTTGTTTCCATTATTATCTTCTTTTTTCCAACCATACCAGTTGCTACCATTAAAAGTTTGTAAAGCTAATTGTAAATAATCGATTTCCATATTATGTGTCTCCTAATCTAATAAAAGTAAAACTTGTATAGTCTTGAGATGTGTTTCCACCTAAATTTGTATTTGCTTGATGACTTATTGTAGCAAATCTTACTTTTCTATTTGCAGTATCAGTTACATCAACAATAGTTGAACCCATAGCAGATTGATTATTATGTTCTGGTCTTGCTGATGTTCTAACTTGTGCAATAGTATCATAAGAACTGTTGTTACTTGTTGCTTGACATTCAAGAACAAATTGAGTTTCATCTCCTTGATCATTATCTGTGGCTGCTTTAAATAAAATTAAATAAAATCCAGTTGATGGAAATGTAAATATTCCAGATGAATATGACATACTAGCACCTAAATTACCTTGCATATTAGTATCTGCTTGTTCAATATTAGATGTTGTAATAACTGCGTCTGTACCCGCAATACTAGCAGTTAATCTCCAATGGTCTGCTACTGTAATTCCACCACCTTTAATTAATGAGTAATCAATTCTTTTTAATGTACCAGCATCTGATACTAAAAATTCGTCTGTGTCTGCTGGTTCAGCAGTTAATGCTGTAGTACCAGAGATAATATCGTTATTAAGTTTAGCTGCTGTAACAGTATCATCTGAAGGTGCACCAATATCAAGTACATTACCTAATATTTGAACGAAGTCTATAACATCCCCTGTCGCCAGATTCGAGGCGAAGGTTATCGTACTAGATGAGATAGTAAAAGAACTACCTGGTTTTTGTAAAATTCCATTGAGTGACACCAGCATATGATTAGCTGATTCTGGGGCGACATTTGTGCCCCCTACTTGTAGGGTATAGGCTGCCTGTCCGTTTACGACTGATATCGCATCACAGACTTGGAAGTTACCTACTGTGGGTGTTTTTCCTATGTACATTGTTTCTCCTTAATTAATTCCGTATAATGTTATTGTTCCAGCATCTATGTTTCCAGAACTCATTTTAAATTGTATAGCATCTATAGCACTAGTAGTGTTAAAATATCCTCCTAGATATAAATCTGGTTGTACACCTAAAGAACCTGTAATAATTCTTGATATAAAATGTTTTACAAAAGTTGTACTGCTTGGGTTAAAAAGATGTAAGTAGCCACCCATATTTTGATCATTATCATTTCCAACTGTTTGCCATGCGTTCATTTGAAAAAAAGATGTACTGTTAGCGACATCAGAACCTGTATCATAACCTAGTGCAGTTGCACTATCACTTTCTGTATGATAAGCACCAAAAGTTGTAGTGGTAGCTGAAACACCATAACTAGAGCCAGTGTCAGTGCTACCTTGCATTGTTGGAGCAGATGTTGCAGATGGGTGTATATTTGTAAATAAAAACAAATATTCTTTATAAGTATTATCTAAAACAACATTACTGGATCCATCTACAAATGATAAAGTACCAGAGCTAGAAGCAGTCAACTTCTTAATAAAAGTCATAGCACCACCACTAAGTGTAGCCTCTAATCCATTAGCACTAGAATTAAATCCAACTGTTTTACCTGCTGTTGGTGTTACATTTAAACTATTAAATTTTAATTTATTAAGTGCCATTAACTATCCTTTATTCCGTATAGTTTTATTGTACCAGCGTCCATATTTCCACTACTTTGAGAAAATCTTACAGCATTTATTGCACTTGTAGTATTACCATAACCAGCTACATAGCTGTCTAAAATTCCATTACTGTTATAGCCACCATTAGCTACTCTAGATATAAAGTTTTTTATAAATGTAGTTGATGAGGGGTTAAATAAAAATAATTCTCCACTTGCACCTTGATCATTATCGTTTCCTATATTAAAAGTTAAACTTGCATCTGCTGTGCTTTGTGCTAAATCTGGAGATGTATCATATGTAAGTTGTGGGGTTGCGTCTGCTTCGTTATGAAAACTATAAAAAAAAGTTGTAGTTTTTGTTACATTATAATTAGACCCACTATCTATACTTAGATTCATAGTCAAATTAACTGTATCTGTAGCTGGATGAATATTTATAAATTTAAACATATAAACAGGATATGTGCTATCTAGAACAACATCTGAACTTCCATGTACAAATTGTAAATTAGCACTAGAACTTGCAGTTAAAGTTTTAATTAAAACCATACTAGTAGAAGAGGAAGTTTCAAAACCATTAGCACTAGAATTAAATGCAAGACCTGTGCTAGCTGCAGTTGTTAGATCAAAACTATTATAATTAAATTTTGTAAGAGCCATTATAATACTCCATATAATTTTATTGTTCCAGAGTCTATATTACCACTAGAAAATTTAAATTGTGCTCCATCTATTGCTGTAGTAGTATTACAATATCCAGCTGTAAATGTATCTTCACTATAGTTATTTGAAACATAATTATTTAATCTAACCATAAAATTTTTAACAAATGTCGTTGAACTAGGATCAAATAAATGTAAAATACCAGCACAACTTTCATCACTTCTATTTCCTGTATTTATTGTTAATGGTTGAAAATCTGTGCTTTGTGTTAAATCTTGTGCTGCTACATAACCTATACCATCACTACTACCAGCTTCACTGTGATCTGCAGTAAAAAGTATTGTTGTTTTAGTTGCATCATAATCTGTTCCACCATCTCTAAAATTAACTAAAAATTGTACACTATTATCTACTGGGTGAACATCTATAAAATGAAATTGATACTCTTTGTAAGTAGAATCTATCCCAGAAGTAAAAGATATTGTCGAACTACCACTAGCAGTCTGTGTAGATATCAAAACTAAATTTCCACCAATATCCCCTGTTTCTAAACCATTGTTGCTTGAATTAAACTTAACCGCCTTGCTTGCTGAAGGCGTTACATTCATGCTATTAAAGTTAACCTTAGAGAGTGCCATGGGTTAGGCTCCAAATAATGCTGCTATCTCAGCATCTGTTAATGCTTCCCCTGCTTTTAGTTTAGCTTTACCAGATGTTTTTGCATTTGCTTTAGCTGTATCAGCATCTTTTATTTCTTGTATCTTTGCATTAACGTCAGCTTCACTCGGTATTGATGCACCATCTTTAATAACTTTAATATTAGCATATGTCATTCTATCTGCATTTGGAATTTTATTTCCATCACTATCATGTGTTTTCCAACCATACCAGTTGCCACCATTAAAAGTTCCTAATGCTTCTTGTAAATAATCTCTATTCATTCTATGTATCTCCTAATCTTATAAAACTAAACGAAGTGACGTTTTGATTAGATGAACCAACTAATATAGTAGCTGTCATACTATCAGTACGAAATTTAACTCTAAAGTTACTAGCATTAGTTACATCTACAAAACATTCAGATGGATGAGTGTTATATGATTGAGAGCCTGATAAATTTCCAGCAATCGCACTTGTTAAAATATCATAATTTGAACCACTATCAGATGAAACTAAAGTATCTACTGAAGCTGCACCATCATCTCCATTTCCATCATAGAAATGACCAATGACTTGAATACGCCATATACCAGTAGATGGAAAAGTATAAATACCAGAACTTACACTCATTCCAGTTCCAATTCTTCCAAAAGTTGCATCATCAGCTCTTTCTATATTAGCAGTAATATCTGCTGATCCTGGATTTTCTAAATTAGCAGTTAATCTATATTGGTCTGTGCTTGTAATTCCATTTTTAAATGTAGAAAATAACTTACCACTTTCTATTGTACTATCAGTAATCATAGCGTTAGTAATACTATTAGTTGCAGGTACAACAGTTTGTAATGCTCTACCTAAAAACACACAGTACATAGTATCTGTTGAAGCCGTAGCCGCAGATAGTGTCAACGCAGTTCCCGTAGCAGTATATGCTTTACCAGATCCAGGTTGCTGTCTTACGTTATTTACAAATAAAGCTATTTCATTTTCATTAGCTACAGCATGATCTAGAGTATAGGAGGTTGTAGCACTCGTAGAAAATTCTTGAGTAGCGAATGAAGTAAACTTCTCTGCAGGTTGAATACCAATATAGGCCATCTTATG